ATGAAAAGATGACTCTGACGGATGTGGATACTGGTACAGAATATACCTATCCTACAATTAAAGAGTTTGAAGTAACCAATTCACCTTGCACAAGCGTCTGTAAGATTGATCCGCTGACTAGTAAGTGTGTTGGTTGCGGTCGAACTCTTGAAGAGATTCGTATTCATGGTTTACAGAAATACAAAGGATATCTTCCAGAATGACAGACGCAGTCGTAGCAAGCATCATGAGCTCCAACACATTCGTGTCTATGGTAGAGCTTCGCATCAGCGATCAAGGTATGAGCTATCTCGAAGCGATCACCGACGTTTGCGAAAAGACTGGGCTTGAGTTCGAGAACGTATCTAAGCTCATGACGCCTACGATGCGCAAGTTGCTCGCAGCAGAAGCAACATCACTAAATCTCCTGAAACGCACTGGATCAAGGTTGCCTATCTAATGTTTCCGTTTTTAAATCATAAACCCGACACATGGCATGATTTCTCTGATTGGATTCGTAATATAAAACTGGACGGTATTCTCATCGAACATGATTATAATCGAGACGATATTGTCATTCGAAATAGCAAAACGATGACGATTCAGAGAGTGTCTAGGTTTAATCTTGAGCATATGGATCCAACACTTCGACGACAAACTTTCTTAGAGATGGTTGCTAACACGATGAAGAATCCAATGGAAATCATTCAGGATCAACTCCAAAATTCTGCACAACAAGTCGCAGCAGATGCGCTCCAACGAGCGTCTGGTTGGGTATCAGCTCCAGCTACTAGCGGTGTTTATAGTGCGGGTGGTGGCGGCGGCGGAGGTATTGCTATGCCAGTGGTGAGTGCAGGAAACTTTGGTAATGTGATTCGTGGAGCACTGGGAGCACCATATATGCACGATATGCCAGAACTTGAAGCAGAATACGAACAGCAAGAGCAGCAGCTTCAGAAGGAGCTGCTAAAAACAAAGCTGTTTACTCCAGAAGAGCGCCGACTCCTTACAGAAGCAAAGAATAAAATTCTTGATATGTTCCATTCTGGTCGTCTCGTTGAGGAAAAGTCTATTCCGTTTAATACAAACAAGATGGTCATCGCTGGTGGTTGCTTCGCTTCCCTTATCAATGGAGATCCTATCAACGATATTGATGTGTTCTTTCTTGACGATGAATACAATCACAATCTAGCTAAGGGGATGGCTAAGAGCTACGAGTCCGAAGAACCAGTTGCTGTTATGCCGCGAACTCCTGTGATGTCTAGTGCTAACACCGTGACTGGTTATATTTCGCTCAGCCCAAAGAAGAACTTGAACCATCACGTCAAGATCGGTAACAAGAACTACATGAACAACGATCAGATTGAGCAGACTATCTTCTTCAAGCATAGCAAGTTCCAGTATATCACGACCAAGTACAAAACTCGTGAAGAGCTGATCAATCACTTTGACTTCAGACACTGCTGCGTGTCGTATGACTTTGCTACTGATAAGCTGTATATCACTCGCGAGGTCTATGATCTCATCAAGAGCAAGCGTTTGGTTCAGAATGGCATCAGACGCCCAGCATTGTGGCGCTACGAGAAATTCCATCATCGCGGTTGGAAAGAAGAGATCGCTTTGGTTGATGATCTGAATTTCCTCTGATGGAAGGGATGAAAGCCTATAGTCGGTATCAGGCTCTCAAGTTACACTTCACGACCGACTACGATTTCGTGAAGTATCAAGGCAAGATCCGCACAATCAGCGAAGAAGCGTTCCTGAAACGCAAAGATCAATATCTCTTTCGCAAGTTAGAACGCAAATATAATGACGAGGAGCTAACTGAGTTCTTCGTAGCGAATTTCATCTCAAAGGCTGGTGTTCGTTGGGTCGGTGAGATGAATGGTGCTGAGTCAGAAAAGATTTATCTGAACTGGCTAAAGCGCATTGAAGCATTCTCTTATTTTCTTAAGCAGGATCTTCAGTACATTGAGGACAACGTGGATAAACCACGTTATGTTCTTAAGACGAACGGTGAGCATCCGCCACTGCTCAAGTTGTATCTTGGCGGTAAGATTGCAGCTGAAACTGTAATCGCATTTGATATGGTGATTGACACGTTAAACTCGTGGAACGGTATCATTGAGGATACTATCATTTGGCCTGAGGTTTATCTACAGTTGAGTAAGTACAAGCCATTTGTTAGAGCAGACAAAGATACTGTAAAAAAAGTGATGCGCGAGGTCTTTTCGTCTTGACAGCGCACTATATAATACTATATGATGATTAAGTGGATAAGACGAAACACATTGAACATACAACGGAGACATACATATGAACGAATCATTTTCCGCACTCAAGCGCCAGCGTAATTCTTCACTGGAACGCCTTACCAAAGAAATCAACAAGCTCGCTAACAAGGAACAGTCATCTACTGATGATCGTTATTGGCAGCCAGAAGTTGATAAAGCTGGTAACGGTTACGCTATCATCCGCTTCCTCCCTGCTCCTATGAATGAGGAACTTCCGTGGGTCCGTATCTGGAATCATGGTTTCCAAGGTCCAGGCGGATGGTATATCGAAAACTCCCTGACAACTCTCAATCAACCCGATCCAGTCTCAGAGTACAACTCTAAGCTGTGGAACAGTGGTCTTGATTCTGATAAGGAAATTGCTCGTAAGCAGAAGCGTCGTCTGACTTACATTGCCAATATCTACATTGTCAAGGATCCTGCTCATCCAGAGAACGAAGGTAAGGTATTCCTCTACAAGTTCGGTAAGAAGATCTTCGATAAGATCAACGAAAAGATGAATCCACAGTACGATGATGAGAAGCCCATGAATCCATTTGATCTGTGGGAAGGTGCTAACTTCAAGCTCAAGATTCGTAACGTTGCTGGTTATCGCAACTACGATAAGAGCGAGTTCGATGACGCAGCACCGCTGACTGAAGATGATGATGATATGGAAGCAATCTGGAAAGCACAGCATTCACTTGCTGAACTCATTGCTCCAGATAAGTTCAAGAGCTATGATGAACTGAAGGCTCGTCTCGATAAGGTTCTTTCTGAACCGACTGGTGGTGGTCGTAAGCCTAAAGCTGATGAAGGTGACGATCTTCCTTTCGAGCGTGTCACTCGTCCAGTAGCAGCTCCCGTAGTTGGTAAAGCTGTTTCACCTAAGCCCATGAAGGCTATGGAAGACGATGATCTCGAGTTCTTCAACAAGCTCGCTGAGGATGACGAATAATCGTAGGGCTTATTCCTTTCACCTACGATTTAAACTGGGGGAGCGAAAGCTCCCCCTTTTTTATTGATACTGTAGATTCTGTTTAGCTAAGAACTCTTGAATGTGCGGATTGATTGCACTGAGAGGTAAGTTCGTACCTGCTACGTTGTTTGCTTCTCCGCCTTCTGTAGAACCAATGTTCGTAGAAGAAGATGTGTTGATGACTGTCGCACCACCTGCACCATATCCAGGCATTCCAGGCGATAGTCTATCCATAATACCTTCTCCTGGGCGCAATACACTTGCTTCTGGTCTACCAGCTCGAGCAGCAAGTTCACCGAATGATACGCTAGATCTACTACGAGATCCTTGTACCAAGTTACCATTCTTATCGTATTGGTCTGATAGACCGCTGAACTGATAACCAGCTTGCATTGGTGACTTACCAGCAGCGTCAGGATTGGTTTGATAATCAAGATATCGTTTCTTACGATCATCTTCGTTACCATTGTACATAAGATCCGCAACAGAACCAAGTGGAACATCTGGGCGCGGATCGGTCACATAACGATTGATCTCACCCTGTTTGTAAGCAGAATCACCAGAAAGCTCACGACTGACTTTCAGCGGAAGACCAGTCATCTTGAGTTCTTCATCGTGCTGACCAACGTCAATGCCAGTGTCGTCTTGCATTCCCTGTTGGTCTAGATCACGACCACCAACTTGATCCTTGTTTGCGTTTTCTGCTGCTCTGTTATATGCACCACTCAATGCGCCGCGACGCTGAGGTTTTCCTGTGGGAGCTGGTGTAGCAGAAGGTGCGGAAGGTGCTGGTGTTGGCGTACCTGCTGGAGCAGTTGGTGACGGAGGTGGAGCAGCTGGCGTTGTGCCTGTAGCGTCTTGAAGCACTTTACCTGCTTCACCAGAATATCCAGGCTCTTCTCCACGTCTTTCGCTTCTGCTCATAATCTTCGGCATAGAGTTCGAAAGGCGAGGGTCAACTATAGGAACTGCTCTTAATAGATCTTCAGCGACTTTCTGTCGCGTTTCCTGTGACTGTTTAGCATTATCACTTGGTTTAATGCCGAGTTCTTCGTCATGCTTTCCATCAAGAACTTCTTCAGCAAGTATTCTAAGCTGCGCCATTTCAGCCATAGGCGCTTCTCTACGTTGCGCAAAATATGCTTGCTTGCGTTGCTTGATTTCATCTTGTGACATTCCCTCCTTGATCCCTAACTTATCAAGGAGTTCTTTGTTTGCTTTACCGATGAACTCATAGATACCAAACGCAACAAGACTTCCAGCGAGTAGTCCTGCGCCTGCTGGAGTTAATAAGAAAGCGCCAAGTTTGGTAAAAAGAGAACCGCCAATTCTAGCTATTCCTGAGATGATATCTTTCGTAATACCAAGCGCAGCAAGACCAGCAAGTAGATCAAACGCTCCGCCGCCACCTGAAGGAGTATCTGGCGTTGTTACTGGTTTATCATCTTTCGTAACAACAA